AATTCAAACCAAATAATTCGTTAGCTTTATTCCACGCAACTGTTGTGGTATCGGTTGATGAGTTTCTTACTTCAACAGTAATAGAAGAAACGTCTAATGTATTAGAAGATAAAGTAAATGTCTGGTTGTTCGCGGAGTTCGCAACAAATGCTTCTGTTTTAATGCTTCCTTCGTGAAAAGAAACATTAGAAAAAGTGTAGTTGTTCGAACGATATAAAACAATAGTTTCGTTTGTTGAAAATGTATATGTTTCATTAGCATCATTAGTACCTCTAATGCTATAATACTGTGGTAAAGTAATTGTATCCGGAGTATTGGCTGGCTGCGCGGTAATAGTAACATCAATTGTCGATGCCGAGCGCGATCTTGGTGTGTAGTTTAATTCTTTAGCATGAGATACAATTGAGTCGCGAAGTTGCGCGGTGTCCAAGAACATCTCACTGCCAATCATGTTAAGATACATGGCATTGTGATAGGTATTATATGCTAATAAGTCTAACAGAACTGATAAGTTAGAGCCTTCAAAATCATAATCCCTAAACTCAGTTTGCTGGCTTAAATATGTCTTTAGGCTTTCTTTATATGCAGCAAAGTCTAGTTCAGTAGTGGTGAGAAATCCTTGGTTCGCCATTTTATCTTATCCTGTTTAGAAGGAACTCGACGGTTCCTACTTGTTCGTTTCTTATTAGTGAGAAAGCAATGCTCACAAAATAGGTATTTCTGTCATAATCTGGCGTAACATCAACTGTATCAATATTAATTCTTGGTTCGTACTGATTAAGCGTCTGAATAATTGTTTCGCGTAAAGCAATTGTGGTTAGTGGTGTCATTTGCTCGAACAATAACTCACTAATACCAGCACCAATATCTGGATCTAATAACCTCTCATATTTATCAGTCATAATTAAATTCTTTACAGATCGTTTTACTGCATCTAGATCTGTTAATCTTACAACATCATTTGTAATGACGTTTCTACTAAACGAAGCACTAAAGTCGCTGTAAGTTGGTGGCGCTTTGATAGGATTTTCTTTACGAAATGACATTATTCGCCACCATTTCCACCGTTACCACCGCCATTTCCGCCATTGTTACCGTCGGCTGAACCATCTGGACCATCGCCCTCAGTTCCTCTTCCAGGAAACGCTCTGGCTAACTTACCATTGATCATGCGAATTGGTTTTTTGGTGACTTTGATTCTCTTCCCTTCAAATCCAGGAACTGTAAATTCGACCATAAAGTCTTTAAGAGTTTTCATGTAAATTCTCCGCTGTTATAGTGTATTTAGTAGCGTTTAAGAACCAAGTTTGTATTCTTTTTTCTTTGGATCGCCAAGTTTTTGCGCGTCGGAAGCATTCGCAGCGCCACCGCCACCAACAGCAAGATTATGATTATCACCACGAGAATCTTTACCAGTAGCTTTAAGATTTGTACTACCTTTTACATTTAGAGTAGTTCCAACTTCAACAGAAGAACCATCAAGAATTGTTTGATTTCCTGATTTTAAGTTTGTTACTTTAGAAGCAGTTTGGTTTATACTGGCTCCACTATTCAGGTTAATATCGCCTTTAACATCAACATTAAATTTGCCGCCGACTTTCCAGTTTACATCGCCAACTGTGTCAATATTCGTGTTACCATTCGTAGAAATATTGGTGTCGCCGATTACAGTAATGTTTATGTTTCCGCCAACGAATAGTTCGTTGTTGGCATAGGTAATAATCTGTATGCCATTTTGACCACGAATGACGATCGATTTGTCTTGGTGAATAGTAATGAACGCGCCATTCTTATGTTGAATATTGATTCGTTCTGCGCCCTCAGTATCATCCATCTCAATAAAATGACCAGTATTGGACTTTACTAAAATATTCTTACCGTATTCTGCAGCAAACTCACTAGCTTTTTCTGTTATTGTCGCACCGCCAGCAGTCTCAACAGATAATTTGGTTTTATCTTTCCAGTCTGAAAGTGGGGTCTTTCCTTCGATTGGTCTTTCTTCTGCTAAGAATGTGTCTGGGAAATTTATCTGCTCGTTCCCGAGCATATCCAGCTTTGGAACCTTTCTGGCATATTTTTTAACTAGTGCTTCATTTACTGGAATGTTATCGGGTAGTTTTGCGTTTTTTGATACATTAGTAAAATCTATTTTATTCTTAATTATACTATCAATATCATCCAAATATGTTTGTAAATTAGAAACTGAGTCTAATGCTCCACCGAAAGAACCGCCAAGATTAGAACTCAGTGTTTCTAACGCACTGTTAATATCTGAGAATTGACTAATAGTTCCAACGATTGCAATGTTTTCTGGCTTAATACCAGCTTTTACTAGTTGATCAAATTCTGTTTTTGCTTTTGCTAAAACTTGTTCTTTAGATTCTGCTGCGCTGATATTTAAATCCAACGCGACAATAGTATCTGCGTCAAATTTAACTAGGTCTTTTGCGTTGTTAATTACGTTAGCCATTAGCTTGTGCTTCCTCCCGTTGATACAGCAACACCTGTGGCGTCATAAGTTTCTGGTCGTTTGTCAGGAGGTCTAGTTATACTTAACAAATCGCTGACAGGTTTTTTAGTCAATGTGACTTTATCTGATTGATTGCCTCCCAAAATAACAACACGATTTCCTGGAAATCCTGTTTGAGCCACAAACGCAACATGACCAAACCCACTAGAAACTGGTCCTCGTTTAAACACTGCAATATCACCAACTTGAATATTGGCTTCATCTAGTTTACTTTCTTTTGTTCCTTTTTCCCAAACAGTTGTTCCATAACCATTTTTACTATGGGTGTTCCATTTCGGGGAAGCATATGCTCTAGAACTATTAACCGCTGATGGATATGAATAACCTTGAGAGGAAAGTATAGAACCCACAAATGCGCCACACCATGGAGTTACAGAAGGATCTATTCTACTATTTACTCTCGTCTTAAATAAATTCATCAAGCAAGCCTTATCAGTTCTCTCTTGATACCCTAGCCAAGCTGCAGCAGAATTAACAAGCCCTTGTTTTGGTTGTGGGCATGAGCCATCGGTTGGTCTATTAGCGGGAGGAGAATTAACACCAGAAAGATTTTCAACAGAACCCTCTAGTCTGTTTACTGCGCCAGTTGCAGCGTAGGAAGCCGAAGAAACACCACCACTAATAACACCAAGAATAAATGGTTGTTGTAGTAATTCTCCATCCATAAAGAAACCTAAAACCATCTGTCCTGCATTTATTTTTGCAGATCCACCGTTCAATACGGGAGCCAACGGTAGATTCTCGGTTGGCAATAATTCTTTAGACTCAGGATGGAATCCGATAGCTCGAACGCGAACACGTCCAAGTTGAGTCGGGTCTGAAAAAGTATCTTCGGCAATTCCGATAAACCAGATAAACTTTCCGTATGGTGTATTTTTTAAGTCTCTCATATTCTAGTTGGTATCTTATCTTTTGAAACAAATGATGGAACAGGATAGGTAACATTCTTAGTATAGTTATACGAGAATCCAAATTGATTACTTCTAGAATCCCTACAAACTTTACTACCATTTGCTGTCATCGCTTTGGCAGGTTGACCTTGACCTAAAAAGTCAGTTCTACCCTGAATAAACGACGCAGCATTTTGTTGTTTTTGTGTATCAGTAATAGCATTGGCAACAGCAATCAAATACGACTTATCAAACTGGCCACCTCTTGCTGTATTGACTGCAATTAAAGCCGTATCTATATCTTTAATCGCTTTCCATGCTGACGGATTAGCAAAAGTTGGCTCATACTGACCAGGAGCTGTAATAATTCCCTTAACTGTTTTTTGTTGATATGCGCCAGAACCAACTCTGTTGTAAATACTTTGCGCGACATCAGCACAACCTTGAAAGTCATTACCAAACGCTTCGCGCGAAGAAATAGCAACTAAAGACCAGAATTCTTCGTCTGGTGCTCCATCGGTAAATAATTCTTTGATAGCAGATTTTGTAGCTTCTAATATACTCTTTACAGATCCACCTAATTTTCTTAGCGAGTCAAATATACCACTACCACTTATTGCGCCATTAATAGTTCCTAGCACAAATGGTTGTTGTATCAAACTTCCGTCCATAAAGAAACCCAATACCATTTGACCTTTTTTGATAGGCTGGATTCCTCCATCTAATACAGGAGCAAGTGGTAAATCTTTGGTACGCAGTTCCTCAGAAGAAGGGTGATAGCCAAACGCGCGAACACGAATTCTACCTAATTTTAATGGATCGTCAAAAACATCCTCGACCATACCAATAAACCAGTAGAATTCATCATAAGGTGTATTTGTCAAATCTCTCATTGTGCACCATTTATCAAATCTTTTTCATATGCGTCTTTATACAAGTCTACATAAGTTTGAAAAACAGTACCTTTGATATTGTGTTTTACAGCACCAACTATAAAATCGCCAGATTGTCTGTTTGAATTTTCGTCTTCTGTAATACCACTCTTAGCAGGAACATTTAGATTTAAGATATCTCCTGGTTTGATGTAAGGATTTCCATAAACTTCAATCGTAATTTTTGTTTGTTCTAACAATGCTCTTTGCGCGCGAGCATAGAGATATTTTTCTTCTAAGTAATCATCACGTTCCCACGCGTTTTCGGACACGGCAATATACGAAGCTGGTGTAAAATCATATTTCAATTCTTGTGGATTTAGAGCTATGTTTGTAGCAAACGCTGGATACTTCGTATCAAACGCGCTGTTCTTACCTAGCAAAAATATATTCTTACTATCTTCTTTATATTCAAATGTTTTGGTCGGTGTTTTAACTTCTCTGTTTATTAAATCAATTAACAATATCTCACTTCTAAGCACGCCAGAAGCGATTAAATCAAAATAGTTAGAATGCTCGTATTGAGAAAGATATAATACTCGAAAGTAATCTTTTTCGACACTAGCATCAAGGTCTGTATTGTTTCGTTCTGGATAAAATGTATATCTGAATGCCTTTTGTTTGTTGGCGTCACTTGCGATAGATCTAGCAGTTTTTAACTTGAAGCCCTGATAATCTTGATAAAAGAAATATGTGCTATCATCAGATTGAGAAGATAGCGATTGAGACAATAATCTAGATATAGCGTCGAAAGGTTTTATCTGATTAAAGATAAATCCATTTTTAATAATATTCTTGCTGCTAATCCAGTCATCCCCAGTACCAATTTTTTCTCTATCTGGTGTATCTTTTTTAACAAACCTAGACTCAACGATTTGTTTAATAACATCTGTTGGTGTGCCTTCTGGATAAAACTTAATTAATGGCCATGCGTTTGTTACAGCAGGAAATGTATACGCGACAATGTCATATACTTTTTCTTTTTGTGTTGTGGTTTGAATTGAATTTTCTATGTTTGTGATGTAAAAATTCAATATAATTTTGTTTTCTAGATCATCTAAGAACTTGAATAGTGTTACTTCTATGATACTACCGATAGATAAAAAACCGTCATCGACCAAATTTATACCATCTACCAATGATGCTTCCAAACTAATAGAATATCTAAGCAAAGATTGTTTTAATGATATAGAATTTATGAGCGTGGCGATGCCAACGCCATCTTTTATTGACATGTCTTTCTTCAAAACAACAGAATAGCTAAACTGGTTTACTGTATTGCTATTTTGCGTGATGAGTTTTGGCGCCAAACTCGTATCCATATTATCCTCTTAAACTTTTCTCTATCTCCAGAGAAATTTGTTTACTAAATGTTTTATCAATAAGTCTAATGTTTCTTTTTTGTTCGTTAAGATCAAATTCTTTGTCGTAAGCATATACAGGAACAAGCCAACCATCGAGATCGTCGCCGTCAAAAACATAGTTAAATGTATCTAAAGAATATCGTTCATCAGATACGCTATCAGCATATTCAACAACTAAAGTTTGTGCTGCAGGAATAGAACCATATTTGTTTACAATAAATTCTTGAAATTCTTCATCGCTTAGAACCCAATCAAAGTATGGATCAATCATTTGATTAGAAATCATAACTAACCAAGCATAGTCAACAGAACCATAATAGTTATGCGCTACCATAGAAGGCTTTTCGCCATCTTTAACTTCGTAAGTGTAAAACAATGATTGCCCTAAAAGTAATTCTTTAATGATATTGGACTTCAACATGATGTTTCTAAGAACAGCACCATTATACTGTATCAGTGGGAAATTGCTAAAATATTGCTTTGCCATTTATCATTATGCCTTATCTTGATGGTAGAGGTTTTAGTGTTCTTCCAGTTCTATCTTTGTAGTTAATTTTAGCTTGTAGCGCGTCTACTTCTTCTTTTATATTATTCATACTAATCTCAATTCCAAGAAGTTTACCAGTCAAAAAAGTATATTCAATTGGATTAAATACCGCATTAAGTTTATCTCGTTCTGCTATTAGTTTTCTTCGTTCTGTATCTTTGGCTAACCAATCAGCAACCTTTTGATTAATTTCTTTTTCAATTTCTGCTTGGTTTGCTGAAACAGATGTTTCTACAGCTTTATCCGACTGAGATGTATCTTGTCCGAATTCTTTATACTTTTTTGGATACATAGATTCGCCGCCAGAAGAAAGAATTACTTCTTTGTTTAATGGAAATATTTCTTTGAACGAAAGAGAAAGCGAAACTGCTTGCGGGGCATCTTCTGTTGTGAATACATTAAAACCATTCGGCGCATAGTTTACTTCGATATTAGTTAGCACACATCTAGAGAAAGAGTAAAGATAATTAGTTCCTAGGAACGCCAATTCAAATTCATGTGGTGTTTTTAACAATAATCCATCAGGTTGTGGCAAAGCAAAATATCTTAATAGATTTATGATTTCGCGCAGATTATCAGATTCTTCTTTATTTTTAGGTTGTAGCATTGGCCAATCTAATCTAAAATTTCTTGGTTCTACGTTTTCAAAGATATTTGCAGAAAACGGATTTGCGATGTTTCCTAGGCTGAGAGTAGTAATTCCTCTTACTGAATCTATATTTTGTAATAGGGTTCTAGCAAGATAAGCTCCCGCGCTCGTAGCAGCATCAGCTAAAGCTCCATCATTACCAAATGAATCTTGCGCTTCCATTCCTAGATTATATCCTGCTCCAGCAATACCAAGTTTGTCCACAGAATATTCAATATTTAATGATTCTGTTGGTATCTGTGCTGGCAATGGAAGAGAAATATACGTATCTGTTTTTACTTCTTGGGAAGTAAGAAGTTTTGGTCTAAAGGTCTCTGAAATAAAGTTTAGAGTTTCTTGTGCTTCTTGTTTTGCTTTTTCTTTGAAAGTTTGATCTTTCTGTAATTCTTCGGTCGTTTTTGCTTCAGAGGTTGCATTGAATTTAAGTATCTTACTAATTTCGTTACCAGCTTTTGTATAGCTTGTTTTTACAGGTTTAATAAGAAAACTGTAATGATTGATACCTTGATCAGTTAAGAATGATATCGATTTAGCGACTTGTGTTCCATTTCTCGCTCTGTCGATATCCTGCGTCGCAACATTTTTGCCACGAGACTGTTTGAAGTAATTATGGGTTCCTGCTGGCATATAAATACCTTGTTGATTATACTCTTTATTTAGGCGATAAAATGGCATGGAAGGGAAAATACAAGGTCAAGAACCCAGCTAAATATAAGGGTGACCCGACCAAAGTTATTTATAGGTCAAGTTTAGAACTGAAGTTTATGAACTTTCTTGATACTCATTCTGACGTAATTGAATGGAACTCAGAGGAAGTTGTAGTTCCTTATCGCTGCGTAACAGACAACAAGATGCATCGATATTTCGTAGACTTTTGGTTTAGAAAGAAAACGCCAGATGGCAAAGTAGAAAGCATACTTGTTGAGATTAAACCATTAGTCCAGACGCGCGAACCAAAGAAACAGCAGCGAAGAACTAGGCGGTATATTAATGAAGTTATGACTTGGGGCAAGAATCAGTCGAAGTGGAAAGCTGCGGAAGAGTATTGTAAAGATCGCGGTTGGAAGTTTCAAATTATTACAGAGAAGGAATTAAACGGTTAATGTCAGCATATATTTACACAAGATTGGTTAAAGACGCTACGAAAGCTGGCGTTGATATTTCGCAACACACCACAAAAGCTGTTACATGGTTAAGATCAAAATATGCCGAGATTGGTAAAAACGCAGTCGTTCCTTCTAAGTTTATTAACGAATCAGAAAACAAAAGAAAACGTGTGAAGATGGGCAGAATGTATATGTTCTTGTATGATCCAAAAGGAAAGAAAGAACTTCCATACTACGACCGCTTTCCGCTAATCTTTCCTGTTCAGTTTGCTCAAGATGGATTTTATGGTCTAAACCTACACTATCTTCCACCGATCCTAAGAGCCAGATTATTGGACGCTCTATACGAGTTGAGAGTCAATACTGAAAAGAAAGACGAAACAACTCGTCTTCGCTTGACATACAGACTATTATCGGGAGCAGGTCGTTACAAATTATTTGCTCCGTGCTTTAAGCATTACCTTTACGAACACACTCGTTCTTCATTCATCTATGTTCCGCCAGAACAATGGGATATGACAGTGTTTCTACCAACAGAACAATTCAAGAAAGCTACCAAAGAGAAAGTTTGGAAAGATAGCAGGAGCAAAGTATAATGGCAGAAGAACTTAATCGCTTTAGCGTAGATACTTTCGTAAGTAAATTCTTACAAGTTGGTTTAATCCAGGCTTCTAATTTTTATGTAAAGTTTACTCCACCAGTTGATGGGTTTAGCGATGTAGCTATGTTATGCTCTGCTACAAATCTTCCTGGGAGAAGAATTGCTACATCTGAACAAAGACCCTATGGTTATGGCCAAGTAATAAAAATGCCATATGACGTGTTGTATGACGAAATTGAATTAACTTTTTATGTTGATGCCAGAAACGCTGCAGCGTTACAACTGTTTGATAAGTGGCTTTCCAAAGTTGTAAACACTGGTAAGGAATTTCCTAATAATAAACACCGAGTTGCATATAAAGACGACTACACCTGCAAAGATTTAAAGATATATGTAATGAATCAGATGGTCGGCACAGAAAATCCTGCTGATGCTGATTCTTCAAGCGAAAGCAATTCTATGGCGGTAATCGAATGCGAGCTAGTAGATGCATATCCTATACAGATGGGATTTCCAGTTAGTTTAGATTGGGGTAATGGCGACGAATTTTTAAGAATCAATGTTTCGTTTGCATACAGAACAACAGAATACAGATTTGGTCAATTAAATCTAGAAGCTGTTGATGGTAAATACTATAACACTCGTTCTCCTTATGATACGCCAACCAGAGTCGACCAGGACGCTAAAGATATTTCTGATTTCTTAAATAGCACTGCAAACTTTATCGGTACTGTTGCTGACACAGCACAAAAGATTAACGAGTTTAAGACTAATTTAACTATTCTCAAGAGAGCAGATGGCATTCTAAATACGACTCGCTCGTTGTTACCATTCCTTGGCAATAATAGAACCGCAATTGACACTATAAATAATGTTAATAAGATTATCTCAGGAACAAGATTCATCAAACAAAATCTGAATAATATTAGAAAGTTCCCTTAATTACTGATTGACTGATTGGAGAAATACAATGGCTTTACCCAAAATTAAACAACCTATCTTTGAACTAGAGATTCCATCATCAGGTCAAAAGATTCGTTATAGACCATTTACTGTAGCTGAAGAAAAGATTCTTCTTGTCACAAAAGAAAGTGACGATATAAAAGATATGGTAAACGCATACAAAGCAATCGTAAACAACTGTTGCTTGGATAAAATTGATGTTGACAAATTATGTTCGTTCGATTTAGAATACTTCTTTTTAAACATTAGATCTAAGTCTGTTTCTAATATTGTTGCGGCTAGAATTAAAGATGAAGACGATGGTCAAACATATAATGTCGAAATCAATCTTGATAAATTGATGGTATCAAAAACAAAACCAGAAAGATTGATCAAACTGACTGACGATATTTCGGTTTTTATGAGCTATCCTACATTTGATGTTATCGCGAAGATAGGAAAGGTAGATGAAACCAGTCAAATGCTCAGCACTATGATTGCTTGTATCGAACAGATCTATCAGGGCGAAGAAGTATTTGAAACATCAGAGTATTCGCAAAAAGATATGGAAGAATTCGTTCTTTCTATGGGAGTTAAGGAACTTCAAAAGATTAAAGAGTTTTTCGAAGCTATGCCAAAAGTATATGCAGAAGTAAAGTATAAAACGAAGGATGGCGTTGAGAAAATGATTACGCTAGAGGGTATTCAAAGTTTTTTCGATTAATGGTAGGGTACATGTCCCTGCCACATTACTACGAACTTAACTTTGCATTGATGCAACACCACAAGTATTCTCTTGAAGATATCAATGAGTGGTTACCATTCGAACGAGATATCTATGTTAATATGTTACTGAAACATTTAGAAAAAGAAAAAGAACAATCAAAGAGAAAATAAATGGCAACCAAACCGCTACCAACAATTGCTACTGATTCGCAAGGTCGTCCAGTAAAAGAAGATGAGAAATCAAAAGATATTAAAATATTAGTTGACACTCAAAAAGTGCAGCTCGCTGTCTTTACAGATATTCTCGGTGTTGTTAAAAACATAGCAGATAACATGGTTGCTGGAATGCGCGCCCAAGGACTTATGTATGCAGGCATGGACGCTTATCTTGATGTAGCGCGTGGAGAAACCAAGAATAGACTAGCCGAAAAGGAAAAAGAAAAGGAAGCTGGCTTAGATGAAGATGCCAAACAAATAAGTCCACTTGGAAAATTGTTTCAAGAATATTTCGGAAGCCTTAAAAGATTATTAACAATAATAACAGCCGTTTTGATACCGTTTTTATTAGGATTTGTATTAAGTTTTGTTGATCTTACCAAACCAATAGATTTACTAAAAGCTGCTCTTGTGGGTTTAGCTGCATATATTGGTGGCAAATTTCTATTGCTACTGGCGAAAAACTTGATTAAGAACATGTTCTTAGGTCCAAAAACCATCATGGCTCCTGGTTCTACTATAATTACGAGTGGCGGAGTTGGCGCAGTTGGCGGCAAGGGTAGAAAAGGTATTCCCAAAGGAGTTGCCGTCACTGCTGCTGCAGAAACTGCTGCTGCCGCAGGTGCCACTGCTGCTGCTGCCGAAGCTACAACAGGCGCGGGTATATTTTCGAAGTTAGCAAAAGGTTTTGGTGGATTGTTTAGAGTGCTTGGCAAATTATTCCTACCTATAACAATAATTGTGGGCGTGATAGATGGAATTATGGGAGCAATCGAAGGATTCAAAGATGGCGGAGTCCTCGGAGGAATCAAAGGTGCTCTTGTTGGAATAATTAATGGTCTAGTAGGTTGGATAGTAGGAATAGGACAGTTTATTGTTTCTGGTCTTTTAGATTTGTTCGGATTTGAAGACGCAGCAAAGATAGTCGACGAGTTCAATTTTAAAGAATTCTTAGAAAAATATAGTGGATTCTTAATTCCAATTATTGGTCTTATCGATCTATTTGATGAATCTAGTGTAGTTAGAAAAACTTTCGATAAAGCACTACGCAACGTTAGCAATGTCGGCAACTTTGTTTCTAACATCTGGGAAGATATTACAAAAGCTATCCGCGAAGTTCTAATAAAGCTGGCGGATGCTGTTCCGTTTGGTTCAAGACTATTGAGCTGGTTAGGAATAAAAAAACCAGACGAAGAAAAAATTGCAGCAGGCGGTGGTGGTACAGCCGAAGACGAAAAAGCAATATCTTCAGCGCAAGAAAGATTAAGAAAGGAAGGCGAGACTGAAGCTGCGGAAGCTCTACAAGAAGCGGATGATATTGACGAAGCCAAACGAATGTTGAAAAAATATGGGTTTGATGATAAACGCGCATCAGAATTACTTGGTGTGCCACAGGCATCCGCAGCACCAAAAGCAGTACCAGCTCCACCCGCAAACACGGCAGAAGAACTTAATAGAAAAACTGAAGAAGCACTAGCTAAACCACCAGAGAAACCACAACCAGCTGTGAATAATACAACAGTTGTAAATGCTCCAAATAATATTCGATCAACCACCAATATGAACCAAGCACCACACGCAGAACGCGCTGGTCTCGGCAGTAGAGGAAATGCTGGGTTTAGTGGATTTAGTAAAGCATATACCTAAAGAAAAAAGGGAGCCGAAGCTCCCTTTCTTTTTATTCAGCTAATTTTCGGAAGAAATCCAAGTCATCGTCATCGTCGGTAGAAGCTGGAGTAGCAGCGACTGCTACTGGAGCAGCTTGCGCTTCGGCGACTTTCGCGCGAGGAACGTACTCGGCAACTTCTTCATCAGTGTCAGCAGCAGTTGCACCAGCAACACCACCAGCACCTAGAACACGGTCAAGCTGTGCTTTCAGCTCATCATACGACTTGAAGTTCGACGGATCGACGATTTTCTTCAAGCTATGTTCAGAAGCCCAGACAGATTCTAGCTTCGCGTCATCATCAAGCAACGGACTCTTAGGATCGAACTGCGACTGGTCGTAGTTGCGATAGCCAGCAACTTGACGAATCTTCAGGCGGAAGTTTGCGCCTTCCCACAAATCAAATGGGTTGACTGCTTCGTCACCTTCAAACTCAGGATACATTACAGCCTGAATCTTATCCCAGATCTTCTTACCAAACTTGTACAAGAATACCTTGCCATCATTTTCAGGATGGGCTGGATCTTTTACAATGTAGACGTTTGCGATATAAGACAAGCGACGCTTTTGCTTGCGAGCCTGTTGTCGATTAGGATGTTCGTCATCCTTAGTTGAATTCCAGAGTTGCGAATTTAGTTCGCTTACTGGGTCTTTGCCACCGATGGTGGTCAGAGAGTTTTCGATATACCATTTACCAGTCGGACCTTGGAAGCCATGGTCAAA